TTACAAGCCTGGAGCGTCGAACTGCGCGAACCTCACGACCTCCTCCCCGATCATCTCATTAACCTGCTGCAGGCGCGTCTGCATTGGCGCGAGTTCCAAGCTTGCCCAGACCGCTGCTGCGTCGCTAATGGATCCGAACCCACCAGCGTTCTGCGGCACCACCCCCATCAGCTGCGGATAGACCCGCAGGCCGGCGAGCTGGTCGTCGCGGCTGATGTTCTTGATTGAGCCGAACTCGTCCTTGGCCGCCACCTCGCTGACCGGAATCAGTTGGATCCCCTCCTTCTTCCCGTTCGGCGCGTAGACGAACAGGTTGCGGAAATTGCCAGGCCCCTTCGCGGTCTTCAGCGCCGTGCGCAGCGCGTCGATGTCTTCCTCATTCTGTGCGGCGTCGGTCATGTAGAGGATGAAGCCGGCGTGGCTGCCGTTGTTGTAGTACTTACGCCGGAACAGCGTGGCCGACTCGTTCAGCAGGGCGCTCTGTAGGGCGCAGAACCACTCCGGCACTCCGTAGATTTCCTGATTGATGTCGGCCTCGCGCAGTTGGATCACGCTGCCCTTCTCGAATTCGTGCTCATCCTTCCAGCTGCGCACCTGGTAGAACGTCTCCAGATCGGTGCCGCGGCGCATGTACTTGGCCAGCGGCGCCTGCAGCGGCATCCGCGTACCCAGGCGAGAACGAGGCTGCTCGAGGTATGCCGAGCCAAATGTCAGCCAGTCCAGGGAGAACTGCTCGAACGTCGCCCGGCTGAGCAGGCGGTGCGGGATGAAGGTCTTGGCCAGCATGTTGCGCTTGAACTTCAGGCCCGACTGCAGGTAAACGCTCGACCCCACCGACTTGGCCAGCCCCTCCATAGACAGCGGCGGCTCGTACCACCGCCCGTTCGGCCAGCACTCGAGATAGTCGAGGATGCCCCGGCCGTCGAGCACCGGCATCGGATCACCGAAGGTGAAGGCCTCGGCACGGCCACCCTGGCGCGGGATGAACTCGCCTTCCTGGGCGGACTGGACTGTAACTGGCTGCTGGCGGCGGTGGCTGCGACGTTTGCTCATCCGAAAATCTCCATGCGGCCGGTATTCGCGGGGGTCTGCCCCTCGAGCGGCTCGTTCTGCAATGCGTGGAATAGCGCCCAGGCCAGATCGGCGTGGCCGGTGTTGTCGTTGCGGCCGGCGGTATAGGTGAACTGGCGCCCACCGGCCGTGATGGTCTTGCGGATAGCCATCAGCGCCTGGGCCAGGTCGGTCCAGCCGGCGTCGAATTCGAGGCGGCCGTTCTTGATCACTGACCAGGCCTTCATGACCAACTGCGTCTTCACCTCGGGCGAGTAGCTGAAGGTGCGCACCCCCGGGAAGAACTGGCGCACCAGCTGCGCGACGCCAGAGCCCATGCCGGTGGTGTCGACGCCGATGTAGGTGACCCAGTAGCGCTGGGTCACCTTGCGGATGAACTCGGCCTGTTCGGCGAAGTCCTTGCCGCGGAATTGATGGCGCTCCAGCACGCGGAACTTGCCGCCCGGTACCGCCGGAGGCGCCACCACCACCAGACCCGCGGTGTCGCCCGTCTCGGCGGGGTCATAGCCCAGCCACACCTGGCGATCACCGAACGGCCGCAGCGCGAACGGCTTGTAGTCCTCCGACCACAGGTCCCAGCTATCGACCATGCACGGCTGCAGCATGGTCAACGGGAAAATGCTCGCGCCGTCGTCGACGAACTGGCACATCAGCAGGTTCTGGAAAGCCTCGGCGTCGTACTCGAGACGCAGCTCGTCGATGTCGAACAGATCGCAGCCACGGGCCTCGGCATCGAGGATGGTGACGATCTGGCGCCAGATGCGGTCCTCGCACAGTCGCCCTTGCTGCAGGGCGTCATGACTTACGTCGATCTTGATGCGATCGGCGGCCGGCTTGCCCTTGTTGAAGCGCTCGCCAGTCCAGAATGTGTAGGCCTCATGCGCCATCGAACTGGGCGTCGAGAAGTAGGTCCGGCGGTAGCGCTTCTGCATCGCCATACCGCTGGCGACCTTGTTCAGCTCCTTGAACTTGAACGTCCAGAAGAACTCGTCGAAGTAGAAGTTGCCGTGGTAGCCCTGGGCAGTCCGCGCGTTGGTGCCGAGGAAGTGCAATTCCGCGCCGTTCGGCAGGATGATCGGGTCGCCCTTCAGTTCGACACCTACCGCATCGCGCGCGAAGGCCTGGATATACGCCTTGAAGATGTGCGCTTGGGCCTTGCTGGCCGACAGGAATATCTGGTTGCGCCCCGTTTCCAGCGCGTCGATCAGCGCCTCGCGGGCGAAGTAGAAGGTGGCGCCGATCTGCCGCGACTTGAGAATCACGCGGGTTCGCTGATTACCCGCGCGGTACCAGTCTTTCTGGTAGTCGAAGCAACCGTCGAGGAAGGCCTCGACCAGTTTCTCGGTCAGTTCCTCACTGATGTCGTTGCGCTTCGGCTTGCGCTTGGGACCTTCGTTACGCTTGGCAAGCTCGGGGTTCAGGTCGGTTTCCGTACCACCGCCCTGGTAGCGCTGGATCCGCGCCTGGCGCTCAAGCTGCCGATGCAGCAGGTCGATTTCCTTGTAGTCACCGCCGGTCTTGCCGTCCTTCAGGATCAACTGAACCAACCGGGCTTCCAGGGCGCCCCCGATCCGTTCTACGCTGTCGGCCCGGTCCCATCCGTCGCGGTCCTTCCATGAGTGAAGGGTCTTGTCCTTCTCGCCCAGGTGGTCGGCGATGTCGCAGACACGCCAGCCCATCCAGTACAGGAATTTGGCCTGGCGGCGGTTGTCACGGATGGGAATTTCGACGGCAGCGTTCATGGCGCAGATGCTGCCGCCCACCCTCGCCCCTCAGTAGCGCCGCCCCTTGTAGCTCCGCGCCCTACAATCCCGCTTGATTGCTGGGCCGCGCGCGCGTCCCGAACATGCCCCTCATTGCCATGCACCCCGCATCAGCCGCATTGAGGACTCCCGGCATGAAGAAATTCCGCAGCAAATGGTTCCGCATCGCCGTCGAAGGGGCGACCACGGACGGCCGCAACATCGAGCGCGACTGGATCGAGCAGATGGCCGCGCAGTACGACCCGAACACCTACGGCGCGCGGATCAACTGCGAGCACATCAAGTGGGCCTGGCCGGCTGGTGAGTTCGGCGCCTATGGCGACGTGCTGGCGTGCAAGGCGGAAGAGATCGACATCAACGGGCAGAAGAAGCTGGCCCTCTTCGCCCAACTGGAGCCCAACCAGGCGCTGCTGGAACTGAACAAGCAGCGGCAGAAGGTCTACACCTCGGTCGAGATCGATCCCAAGTTCGCCGACACCGGCAAGGCCTACTTGGTCGGCCTGGCCATCACCGACTCCCCCGCCAGCCTGGGTACCGAGGCGCTCTCCTTCAGCGCCAAGAACGGGACCCTCGCCAGCCGCAAGACCAATCCCGACACCCTGTTCAGCGCTGCCGAAGAGGGCACCCTCGAGTTCGAGGAATACGAGGACAAGCCCTCGGTCGGCGCAGCGCTGTTCACCAAGGTCAAGGAACTGCTCAAGGGCAAGGAAGCCCGCACCCAAGCCGAGTTCGGCCAGGTCGGCGAGGCCGTCGAAGCGATCGCCGAGCACAGCCGCGACCTGGGTGAGCAACTCGGCGAGCAGAAGAAGCAGACCCAGCAACTGGCCAGCCAGCTGGACAAGGTCACCAAGGAACTGGCGGACCTCAAGAGCACCCTCGATAGCACCCGGGACCACAGCCAACAGCAGCGGCCCCCGGTCACCGGTGGCGGCAGTGTCGCCCTGACCGACTGCTAACCGTCCCCCGCCCCGGTATCCAAAGGAAAAGCACCATGCGCAACGAAACCCGCAAACAGTTCGACGCCTACCTGGCGCAGCTCGCCAAGCTCAACGGCGTGAACTCCGCCGTCCAGACCTTCGCCGTCGAGCCGAGTGTCCAGCAGAAGCTGGAGCAACGTATTCAGGAGTCCAGCGAGTTCCTGAAGCAGATCAACGTCTACGGCGTCGACGAGCTGCAGGGCGAGAAGATCGGCATCGGCGTCAGCGGCACCATCGCCAGCCGTACCGATACCACTGGCGACGGTGTACGCAAGCCGCGCGACGTGTCCGCGCTCGACAACCAGCGTTACGAGTGCAAGCACACCGACTTCGACACCGCAATCACCTACGCCATGCTCGACGCCTGGGCCAAGTTCCCCGAGTTCCAGGCCCTGCTGCGCGACGCGATCCTCAAGCGCCAGGCCCTCGACCGCCTGATGATCGGCTTCAACGGCACCAGCGCCGCGGCTACCACCAACCGCGCCGCCAACCCGCTGCTGCAGGACGTGAACATTGGCTGGTTCCAGCAGTACCGCAACAACGCTCCGGCACGGGTACTGAAGGAAGGGAAGACCACCGGCAAGGTGGTAGTCGGCAACGGCGCCGACGCCGACTACAAGAACCTCGACGCCCTGGTGTTCGACGTGGTCAGCAGCCTGATCGATCCCTGGCACCGCCGTGACCCGGGCCTGGTGGTGATCCTCGGCCGCGAGCTGGTCCACGACAAGTACTTCCCGATGGTGAACAAGGACCAGCCGGCAACCGAGAAGATCGCCACCGACCTCATCCTGTCGCAGAAGCGCATGGGCGGCCTGCCGCCGGTGGAAGTGCCCTACGTGCCCGAGAAGGGCCTCATGGTCACCACCCTGAAGAACCTGTCGCTCTACTGGCAGATCGGCGGTCGCCGCCGCTACCTGAAGGAGGTACCGGAGAAGAACCGCATCGAGAACTACGAGTCCAGCAACGACGCCTACGTCGTCGAGGACTACGGCCTCGGCTGCCTGGTCGAGAACATCGAAGTCGCGGAGTAGATGACATGGCCTTCAGTCCCGCCAAGGCGCACTTCCTGCGCGTGACCGCCGCTCAAGAGGCGGCGGCCACTGCCCCGCACCAGGGCATGGAAGGCGCGAACGCCTATGAGCTGCAGCTCGCCCAGCTGTATCAGGATCGCAGCCGCCTGAAGAACATCCAATCCGACGAAGGCAAGGCAGCGCTCAAGGTCGAGCTGCTGCCGGTCTACCAGCCGTACATTTCCGGCGTGCTGCAGGCCGGCAAGGGCGCCCAGGACGAGGTGGTCACCACCGTCATGCTCTGGCGCATCGATGCCGGCGATTACGCCGGCGCCCTGGACATCGCCGACTACGTGCTCGCACACGACCTGGTCATGCCCGACCGCTTCGCGCGTACCGCCGGCTGCGTCATCGCCGAAGAGATCGCCGAGGCCGCGCTCAAGGCACAGAAGACCGGCGGCAGTTTCGACCTTGCGACCTTGCATCGCACCCTCCTGCTCACCGACCAGGCCGACATGCCCGACGAAGCCCGCGCGAAGCTCTACCTCGCCGCCGGCCATGCCACTCTGGAAGGACTTTCTGTAGAGAGCCCCGGCCAACCCGGGCAGGTGCAAGCCGGCATCGATCTGCTCAAGCGCGCGATCCAACTGCACGACAAGTGCGGCGGGAAGAAGGATTTGGAGGCCGCCGAACGGCTCCAGAAGAAACTGACCGCCTCTGGCGGTTGACCGAGCGTACCCCGCGCCCCGCCGGCTCGGGGCCGATCTGCCAGGTCCTCTCCTTCCTGAGCAGTGACGCCCCGACCACCGGCGACCTCAAGCGAGCAGCAGCATGAGCGGATTCATCGCCAACGGCCCGGTCCCAGCCGGGCACATCAACAGCGATCCCTTCTGGCCCACCATCGAGCTCGAGCATGTGCGCGCGAACCTGCGCATCGACTCCAGCGTCGATCCAGCGCGCCTCGAAGTTGCGGTCATTGCCGCGGTGATCAGCGTCAACCGCGAGCTGCGGGCCTGGCGCCTTGAGAAGAGCGCGGCCGGCTATGCCGAACTCGCCCAGGTGCCGTCCGACAAGGTGCGGGATACCTCCGAACTGGTGCAGCTGTATCTGCGCGCAGTGCAGTCTGCCACCGCCGCCGAAGTGGCCGAGCGCTACCGCTGGTACGACACCACCACCAGCGGCAACGACAAGGCCCAGGACATCGCAACCACCATCGACGACTACCGCCGCGACCAGCGCTGGGCGATCCGCGACTTTCTCAAGCGTCCCCGCACGACGGTGGAGCTGATCTGATGAACGAGCCAAAGATCATCGACTGGAACGAAATTTCCCGTTTGGGGCTTCTGGAACGCATCAACCGGGAAATCATGCACCCGCTCGGCTATGCCGTGTGCCGCGAGGTAGAAACCGGTCGCTCCCCAGGCGCGCTCGTCTCGGACGACGGCCCGTTCGTTTATCCCGATCAGCTCAAGCACCAGGAGTGCAACTAATGGCCACCGTGATCGCTAACCAGAGCGACACCGTCGAGGCGCTGTGCTGGCGGCACTACGGTCGCACCGCCGGCGTGACCGAGGCGGTCCTCGAGGCGAACCACGGCCTGGCCGACCACGGCCCCACCCTCCCCCCTGGCCTCAAGGTCACCATGCCGGACATTCCGACGGCCGCCCCGGAACGGCAGATGGTGAACCTATGGGACTGACCACTTTGCAAGGAACCACCCCGCATGGCTGACCTCACCACCACCGCCACGGCCGGCGCCATCATGGGCCTCGGCCTGGGCGTAACCCTTCCGGTTGACGGCGGCATGCTGTTCGGCGCCCTGCTCGGCGCCTGGCTGGCCACCGGCACGAAGCAGGACCTGAAGGCCTGGTCGCGCCTGCTGTCGCTGATCCTGCCGACCTGCGTCGGCTACCTGTTCGCAGATGTCGCCCTCGCCCGTGTGCCCTGGCTGACCAACCTGGCTTTCTCTGCCTTCGTCTGCGCCCTGGTGGTCATTCCCCTCAGCCTCAAGGCGGTCGCCTGGGTCGACAAGGTCGACTTCGACGACCTCTGGCGCCGCATCCGAGGAGGTCGCTGACATGCTCATGACTGCCGTTCCGTTGATCGCCGCCCTGGCCTACATCGCTGCCGCGCTGCGCCTGGTCTGCTACCAGCGCTGCGGCGCCCGCTTCCGCCGCAGCGTCTCGTTGCTCGCCAGCCTGCTCGGCGCATCCATGGCCATCTGCGGCCTGGAAATCCTGCTCTACCGCCCACCGGTCAGCATCTGGCACGCCATCGTCGCCACCCTGCTGTGCCTGCTGATCTTCCGTTCCCGCGGCAACGTCGCCGCCCTGCTGAGGCCATCCGCATGACCCTTCGATATGGTGACCGCTCTCAAGAGGTCCTCCAGCTTCAGCGTCGACTGAACACCTGGGCCGGCGCCAACCTCTACGAGGACGGCCACTTCGGCGCCGCCACCGAGGACGCGGTGCGTGCCTTCCAGCGTTCGCATGGACTGGTCGCCGATGGCATCGCTGGCCCGAAGACCCTGGCCGCCCTCGGCGGCGCTGACTGCTCGCACCTGCTGCAGAACGCCGACCTCGTCGCCGCCGGAGCTCGCCTCGACCTGCCGCTGGCGACGATCTATGCAGTCAACCAGGTCGAGTCGAACGGCCAGGGGTTCCTGGGCAACGGCAAGCCGGCAATCCTGTTCGAACGCCACATCATGTACCGCCGTCTCGCCGCCCACGATCAGGTCACCGCCGACCAACTGGCCGCACAGTTCCCCGCGCTGGTGAACCCTCGCCCGGGCGGCTATGCCGGCGGCACCGCCGAGCACCAGCGCCTGGCGAACGCTCGCCAGATCGACGATACCGCCGCCCTGGAGTCGGCCAGTTGGGGCGCCTTCCAGATCATGGGGTTCCACTGGCAGCGCCTGGGCTACGTCAGCGTGCAGGCCTTCGCCGAGTCCATGGGGCGTAGCGAGTCGGCTCAGTTCGAAGCGTTCGTCCGCTTCATCGACACCGACCCGGCGCTACACAAGGCGCTGAAGGCTCGCAAATGGGCCGACTTCGCCCGCCTCTACAACGGCCCCGACTACAAGCGGAACCTCTACGACACCAAGCTCGCGCGAGCCTACGAGCAACACGCCAACTGCGCCGAGGCCAGCACGTGAGCCTTCTGCGCCAGGTGTTGTACAGCGCCGCCCTGCTCGGTGCCCTCGGCTTGCTCCTGTGGGTACAGCAGCAGCGCATCGACCTGGCGCAGGCCCGCCTGGCCCAGGCCGAGTTGGCGAGGAAAGCCAGCGACGCCCAGCTTTCCCGCCAGGCCGGCACCATCACGGCCCTCGAGGCCGCCCTTTCCCGCGAGCGCCTGGCCCAGGCCGACCTGGACCAACAGCGGCAGCAGCTGCGCCAGGCGCTGGCCATCCGCGAACGCTTGATCGAGGACCTGAAACGTGACGATGAACCCTATCGCCAGTGGGCTGATCAGCCTCTGCCTGATGTTGCTCGCCGGCTGCAACAGCGCCCCGCTATCACCGGAGCGGCCGCTTACCATCAGTGGCTGTCCCGCCGTGACGCCCTGCAGCCTGGAGTCAGCGGCACCGAAGGACAACGGCGACCTACAGACTGAAGTCGAGCGTATCGGCCTGGCCTGGGCCGAATGCGCCGCGAAGGTCGACATGATCATCCGCACCCAAGGGGCTACCCATGAACAAGCCCGATAGCCTGAAGGCGCATCTGCTCGCCGCCGTGCCGGAACTCAGGAACAACGGCGACCGCCTGGTGATATTCATCGACAACGGCCGGGTCCGCAGCACCTCGGCCGAGAGCCTGTCCTTCGAATACGCCTATGACCTGCAGGTGATCCTCACCGACTTCGCCGGGCACCCCGACAGCGTGTTTCTGCCGCTGCTCGGCTGGCTGCTGGTGAACCAGTCGGATCTGCTGGCCAACCTCACCAAGGTGCAGGACGGCATCACCTTCGAGGCCGACATGCTCGACCGCAGCAAGGTCGACCTCGGTATCGTCCTGCCACTGACCGAGCGTGTCGTCGTCAAGCGTCGCGAGGATGGCCGCTACGATGTGAGTCACCCGGAAGAGCCCCAGCTCACCGAGGCCATCGAGGTCGATAGGCCGATGCAGATGCTCGCCAACGGCGAGCTGCTGGCCGAGTGGACGCCGCCGACGCCTACCGAGGCCGTCATGCTCGAGACGCCGCAGATCAGGCGCCCGGCCAATGGCTGACAGCCTTCAGGCTCTGGAAGACTGGGCAGGGCCGATTCTCCGCGCCCTCGAGCCAGGCCCTCGTGCTGCCCTCGCGCGTTCGCTCGCCCGCGATCTACGGCGCAGCCAACAGAAGCGCGTGATGGCACAGCGCAACCCCGACGGCAGCGCCTACGAGCCACGCAAGAAGCGCGAACTGCGCGGCAAGCAGGGCCGTATTCGGCGCAAGATCAAGATGTTCCAGAAGCTGCGCACGGTGCGCTATCTGCGCGCCAAGGGCGACGCCCAGGCGATCACGGTTTCCTTCGCTGGTCGGATCGCACGCATCGCGCGGGTTCACCAGTACGGGCTGAGGGACCGTGCGGAGCCTGGCGCTCCCGAAGTCAGCTACGCGCAGCGTCTCCTACTTGGCTTTGATAGCAGCGATATGGAAACGATCCAGAATGGAATTTTGGCGCACATAGACGCAAACTCTCCCATTTAGCCTCGACGGGCTGTCTAATATCGAGACAACGAAATGAAAGAATCCCTAACAAACAGAAAATTTGAGAACATATTAAAAATAATAGAAAAAGAATTATTCACAAGCGAGTACCCCAGCATATGCAGCCTGCATGATATATCCCCAGACAAGGATAGTCACAACTGCATTGCCTGCAACCTCGCCGGCAACGTTATAAACCTCAAAGACGCTGCAGACTTACTATCAAAAAGCACCAAAAGTCTATCTTACCCAGCAGACGAAGCTTTTGCAGAAAAAACCTATATATTATGGCTGTATTTGCTATCCGAAAATATACATGAAGTATTGAAATTAATATCCTACCCCCAAGATATTAAAAACAAGGACTTCAAAAATACAATAACCATAAAACGGTGGGCAAACTTCCTCAAACACCCAAAAGCATTTCTCCTCACTCACCACCCTGCCTATTGTGATCCCGCCACCCTACCATTTGAGCCTCACCATTCAGGTCTAGAAGGAATCACAATTATTGATGATAGATTTATCAACAAATTCTACTCAGGAGACAAAAACAACAAAGAGCTTTACACAACCTTACAGAACAACCAATCAACCTTGGTCTTACTCCCTGATCTAGAAATTCTCACCAAGGGTATTGCAGACGAGCTAAACCAACTTAGCGAAAAAATAAAGCACAACAATGAATACTCCAAAATCTTAACAGACAAAGCCTCCATTGAAGATTACTTAAGCGGCGCCCAAGCAGACTCGTCGGACTAGGGTAGCGACTATTTGTAGTCACCTACAGTACAGGCTTAAAAGATTCACGCAGCACAAAAACATAATAAACATCGGTGGCATGAACGACTTCGCCGCCCTCTCCCGCATGATCGAGAACCTGATCCGCCTCGGCACCATCGCCGCGGTGGACCATGCCGCGCAGCGCGTCCGTGTGTTGACCGGCGACCTGCTGACCGGCTGGCTGCCTTGGGCATCGCCGCGGGCCGGCGCCGACCGCGAATGGAACGCCCCCACCCTGAACGAGCAGGTACTGCTCTTCAGCCCATCCGGGCAGACCGCCAATGGCGTGGTCCTGACCGGCTTGTTCAGTGACCTGATCCCGCCCAACGGCGACCGCGACGCCCTGCATCGCACCACCTACCGCGACGGCGCGGTGATTGAGTACGACAGCGCAGCCCACCACCTGCGCGCAGTTCTTCCCGCCGGCGGTACCACCGAACTCATCAGCGACGGCGGCATCCGCATCGTCGGCGACATCACACACCAGGGCGACTACATCCAGACGGGCAACCAGACCGTCACCGGCAAGGTCACGGTGAGCGTCGACGTGATCGCCAAGGGCATCAGCCTGGTCGGTCATACCCACGGCGGCGTCATACCGGGCGGCGCTACGACGGGGAAACCGCAATGAATGCCCATACCGGCGGCGCCATCGACCGCTTGGCACACATCCGCCAGTCGATCGCCGACATCCTCACAACTCGCATCGGTACCCGCGTCATGCGACGCGAATACGGCAGCCAGTTGCCGGAGCTGATCGATGCTCCGTTCAACGACACCACCCGCCTGCAGGTCTATGCCGCCACCGCCATGGCCCTCATGCGCTGGGAACCGCGCATCCGCCTGAGCCGTGTCCAGATCACCGGCCAGAACCTGGCCGGCCAGGTGCTCATGGAGATTGACGCCACCCTGGTGGACAGCAACGAGCCGCACAACCTGAGCATCCCCCTGCAGATGGGTGCCAGCGCATGACAACGAACTTCGTCGCCATCGACCTCAGCCAGTTGCCGCCACCACACGCGGTGGAGCAGTTGGACTACGAGCAGATACTCGCCGAGCGCAAGGCCTACGCCATCAGCCTCTGGCCAGAAGATCAGCAGGCGGAAATCACCGCCCGCCTCGCCCTGGAGTCCGAGCCGCTGACCAAGCTGCTCGAGGAAAACGCGTACCGCGAAATGCTCTGGCGCCAGCGGGTCAACGAGGCGGCTCTCGCCAACATGCTGGCCAGCGCCCAGGGCGACGACCTCGACCAGCTCGCCGCGAACTACAACGTCAGACGCTTGGTCATCCAGCCCGGAGATCCGTCGAAGGTACCGCCCGTGCCGGAACTGCTGGAGTCCGACGACAGCCTGCGCGAGCGCGCGCAGATGGCCTGGGAAGGCCTCAGCACAGCGGGACCGCGTAACAGCTACATCTTCCACGCCCGCGCCGCCGACGGTCGCGTCGGCGATGCCTCGGCCGTCAGCCCCTCGCCCGCAGTTGCAGTGATCACCGTGCAGTCGGCCATCGGTAACGGCACCGCGCCAGCAGAGCTGCTGGCCGTCGTAGAGCGCTATCTCTCAGACGAAGATCGCCGCCCAGTCGCCGACCGACTGATCGTCCAGAGCGCCGAAGTCATCGAGTACAGCATCAGCGCATCGCTGTTTCTTACGACCATCGGCCCCGAAGCCGAGCCGATCCAGGCCGCCGCCCGCGCGCAGCTCGAAGCCTATGTCTTTCAACGACGGCGGTTGGGTATGGAAGTATCAGAGTCGGCGATCCATGCCGCGCTGCACGTCGAAGGGGTTCGTAAAGTCGAACTCGCCGGCTGGGCAGACATCGCCGCCACTGCAAGCCAGGCGCCGTACTGCACGAACATCACGCTCACTATCGGTACCGAGCCATGACCGCGCTTCCACTGCTGCCTCGCAACGCCTCCGAGCTCGAACGCCTGGCAGCCCAGGCGCTGGCGGAGATACAGCGGGTACCGATCCCGCTGCGCACGCTCTGCAACCCTGATACCTGCCCCGCGAATCTGCTGCCGTACCTCGCGTGGGCGTTTTCCGTTGACCGCTGGAGCAGCGCGTGGCCTGAATCGGCACGCCGCGGCGCCATCCGCTCGGCATTCTTCATCCATTCGCGCAAGGGCACGATCGGCGCCTTGCGCCGCGTAGTTGAACCACTGGGGTATCTGATCGAGGTCCGTGAGTGGTGGCAGCAGGCGCCGGTCGGCATCCCCGGAACCTTCGAACTGCTGGTCGGCGTACTCGAAACCGGTATTACCGAAGAGATGTACGAGGAACTGACCTGGCTGATCGACGACGCCAAGCCGTTGACCCGGCACCTCGTCGGCCTCGCCATCAGCCTTGAGAGCACCGGCAGCGTGCGCCTGGGCGGCGCCGTCTACGACGGCGACGAAATCGACGTTTATCCCCCGAGCCCCCGCGACATCGAAGTCACCGGCACCATCGGCCGGGGCGGTCGCGATCACACCATCGATACCCTGGATGTGTACCCATGATCGATCAGAATTCACAGTTCTTCGCCATCCTGACCAACATCGGCGCGGCCAAGCAGGCCAACGCCGATGCCCTGGGCATCCCATGGAAGATTACCCAGATGGGCGTGGGTGACGCGGGCGGCACCGACCCGATTCCCTCCCCCACCCAGACCGCGCTGGTCAACGAGCGACGCCGGGCGCCGCTCAACCAGTTGAAGGTGGATCCGCAGAATGCGGCGGTGATCATCGCCGAACAGATCATCCCGGAGAACGTAGGCGGATGGTGGATCCGTGAAATCGGGCTCTACGATGCCGACAACGACCTTGTCGCGGTCGCAAACTGCGCGCCCAGCTTCAAACCATTGCTGAATCAGGGGTCGGGACGCACACAGGTTGTGCGCATGAACCTGATCGTCAGCAACTCCGCCAACGTCGAGTTGAAGATCGATCCTGCAGTGGTGCTTGCCACGCGCGCCTATGTACTCGACCAGTTGAAGAGCTACGCCCCGCTCTTCTCACCGGCATTCAGCGGAGCACCAACAGCCCCCACCCCAGCACTGTTCGCACACGACCAGAAGCTTGCGACGACCGAGTACGTCAGAATGGCCCTGGGTAGCGCCGCGCGCGCAATCTCATACACCGGCAATACGGTGCTGGATGAACCGGTAATCGGTTCGATCCTCGTCGCGGGCTCGCATGACCGCGATTTCACATGGACCACGCCGAACCTGTCTGTTCTTCCAACTGGCGCGTCGTTCCACATCGTCAACATCAGCGGTTCGACACTGACGCTGGTCCAGCGTACCGCTGCGGATCACTACATCAGCGCGGACGACCCGTCCGGCGTCGCAATCTCGTACACGATACCGAACAACGTCACCGCAACTATCTCGAAGTACCAGCCAGGCCTGTGGCTAATCAGCCATGTGTCACGCCCGACCGCTGCGCTGAAGAGCCTCGTGGATGGGCTGATCGACGGAACGAAGCCCGCAGGGAAAGCCGTGCAACTCGCGAACTCTCGCAAGCTCACGCTGAGTGGCCAGGCCAGCGGCATTGTTCAGTTCGATGGCTCGAGCGACGTAACGATCGACGTCCGGCTCGCCGATAACCTCGCCCTGACGGGCTCCCCCAGCGCGCCGACGCCGGCAGCGTTCGATAGGGATTCGTCGATCGCTACGACCGAATATGTGCGTGCAGCTCTCGGTAGCATGGCCGGCGCAGCGGTGCTGACGGGCGATGCTATCCTCGACGCCCCCCTCGTCGGCCTGACTGTGGTGGCCGGCGCACATAACCGAGAGGCGACGTGGACGACTCCGCAACTTTCGGCGCTCCCACAAGGCGCCTCGTTGCGCTTGGTCAACCTGAGCGGCTTCACCGTAACGCTGGTGCAACGCTCGACAACCGACCGCTTCATCAGCGCAACCGACCCATCCGGGACTGCTACCACCTACATCATCCCCAACGGCACGTCGATTTCCCTCACGAAATACCAGGCATCGATGTGGCTTGTCGAAGCCACCCCGGCATTCCCCGCGCTGCGCTCGTCGCCGGGCTATCAGAAGCTGCCGAGCGGCCTGATTCTACAGTTCGGCAGCGTCAGCATTCCGCCCGGCACCGGCGAAAGCACCGGATGGGCCACGCTACCCATCGCGTTCCCCAACGGTCCATTGACTGTCGTGCCGTCGCTGCAATACGGCGGGACCAGTTCGAGCTGGTACGGGTTCAGCGTCTGGTCAGGAAGCATTACGCCCACGGCGATCGCCTGCTCACTAAACAGCGGTTCGACGCCGCGCGAGGTGGCCGGCGCTGTGAACTACGTTGCAATCGGATACTGAGGACAGAACATGGCGCACTTCTTCGGCGCAGATCCCGTCGCCTTCTACGACACAGCGATCAACGACATCCCCGACGATGCCGTAGAGATCACCGCAGACGAACACGCAGCTCTGCTCGCGGCCCAGGCGCGCGGCAAGCGCATCGCAGCCGGCAAAGACGGTCGGCCGATCCTGCTGGACCCACCAGCTCCCACACGGGACGAACTGGAGAGTTTCGAACGCATCTGGCGCGACGCACGGTTGCGCGAAACAGACTCACTGGTTGCCCGGCACCGCGACGAGATCGAGGCCGGGGACGTGCCCACGCTCGACACCGAGAAATACAGCGCACTACAGACCTACCGGCGCGCACTTCGGGAGTGGCCGGAAGCTGGAGAGTTTCCGCTCGCAGAACACCGGCCGAGAGCGCCGGAATGGCTGGCAGGCGAACTGGCGCCCTGACATTTTGTAGAGCGCCGTGCCACAAGGCGCCTCGCTCGCTGTTCCACCGCGCGCGCGGCAGCCTGTGCAGTGTCATCCAACCACTGCACAGGCACACCCCATGGCCGCTGACCAATACCATCACGGTGTCCGGGTCCAAGAGATCAATGACGGGACCCGCCCCATTCGCACCATCGCCACCGCGATCATCGGCCTGGTAGCCACCGCCGAAGACGCCGACGCCACCGCCTTTCCATTCGATACACCGGTACTCATCACCAACGTTCAGGCCGCCATCGGCAAGGCGGGCACCAGCGGTACGCTGCCCGCCAGCCTGCAGGCGATCGCCGACCAGGCCAACGCCGCCACGGTGGTGGTACGGGTAAAGCCGGGCGAGGATGAAGCCGCGACCAACAGCGCCGTCATCGGCGGCGTCAGTGCCGATGGCAAGTACACCGGCATGAAGGCCTTGCTTGCCGCCAAGACCCGCTTGGGCGTGGTACCGCGCATCCTCGGCGCGCCGGGCCTGGATACCCAGCCGGTCGCTACCGCACTCATCGCCATCGCCCAGCAGTTGCGCGGCTTCGCCTACGTCTCCGCCAAAGGCTGCAAGACCAAGGAAGAGGCCACCGCCTACCGCGAGAACTTCGCCGCGCGCGAAGCCATGGTGATCTGGCCGGACTTCCTGACTTGGAGCACTGTGGTCAACCAGACCGTACCTGCGCCAGCTGTTGCCCAGGCCCTGGGCTTGCGCGCCCGGATCGATCAGGAGGTCGGTTGGCACAAGACTCTGTCGAACGTCGCCGTCAACGGCGTGACCGGCATCAGCGCCGACGTGTTCTGGGACCTGCAGAGCCCCAGCACCGACGCCAACTACCTCAACGAGAACGAGGTCACCACCCTGGTGCAGGAAGGGGGATTCCGTTTCTGGGGGTCGCGCACCTGCAGCGATGATCCGCTGTTCGCCTTCGAGAACTACACCCGCACCGCCCAGGTGCTGGCCGACACTATCGCCGAAGCGCACATGTGGGCGGTTGACAAGCCCATGCACCCGTCACTGGTGCGCGACATCCTTGAGGGCGTGAACGCGAAGTTCCGCGAGCTCAAGGGGCTCGGTCTGATCATCGACGCCCAGGCCTGGTACGACCCCAACGTGAACGACAAGGACACGCTCAAGGCCGGCAAGCTGCGCATCACCTACGACTACACCCCGGTGCCGCCGCTCGAGGACCTGACCTTCTTCCAGAAGATCACCGACAGCTATCTCGTCGACTTCGCCAGCCGCGTCAACGCCTGACGCCCAGCGCTCCCCGTCCGGGGAGCCGACCCACCTGATTCCCGGAGAGCCCTACCATGGCCATGCCGCGCAAGCTCAAGAACATGAACCTCTTCAACGACGGCGGTAGCTACCAGGGCGTCGTCAAGTCCTGCACCCTGCCCCCGCTGGCCCGCAAGATGGAGGCCTTCCGCGGAGGCGGCATGAACGGCCCGGTCAAGGCCGACCTCGGCTTCGACGATGACGGCATCCAGTTCGAGTGGACCCTCGGCGGCCTGGATCTGACAGCCCTCAAGCAGTACGGCGCAGTCAGTGCCAGCGGCGTCATGCTGCGCTTCGCCGGCTCATTCCAGCAAGACGATACCGGCGAAGTCACGCCCGTCGAAATCGTCGTTCGCGGCCGGCACGAGACCATCGAAATGGGTGACGCCCAGCCCGGCGAAGACACCGAGCACAAGATCACCACCACCTGCAGCTACTACAAGCTCGTCGTCAACGGCGAGGAAGTCATCGAGATCGACCTGCTGAACTTCGTCGAGAAGGTCAACGGCAAGGACCTGCTCGAGGCACAGCGCAAGGCCATCGGCCTGTAATCCCTTCCCGCCGGCCCGGCCGGCGGTTTCTTTCCCCCTTGGATACCGAACCCATGAAAAACGAAAAAAACACCGCAACGCCGGCCGAAGACCAGACCACCACCGACAACTTCGTAGTCCTCGACCAGCACATCAAGCGCGGGGAGCAAATCATCAACACCCTCACTCTGCGCAAGCCCTCCTCTGGCGAACTGCGCGGCCTGCACCTGCTCGACCTGCTGCAGTTCGATGTGGCCGCGACCATCAAAATCCTGCCGCGCATCAGCCAGCCGACCATCACCGAGCCCGAGGCCGCCGGCATGGACCCGGCCGACCTGCTCGCCTGCGGCCAGGTGATCGCCGGTTTTTTGCTGCAGAAGCGGGCGAAGGCGGCAGCCTCCCTGATCGCGTAGAAAACGCCATGGCCGATCTGGCCGTGACGTTTCACTGGGCGCCGGACCATATGGACCGGCTCTCGCTCACCGAACTGATGGAATGGCGCGAACGCGCCCGGGTACGGAGTTCCGCCGATGGCGAATGACCTGCAGCTGCGCGTGCTGCTCAGCGCGATCGACAGAGCCACCGCTCCCCTGCGTCGCATCATGCAAGGCAGCGACGCGACGGCCCGGGCGCTCAAGGCAACTCGCGAGCGCCTGAAGCAGCTCAACGCTCAGCAGAGCGACGTGCGCGCATTCCGCACCCAGCGCGGCGCCCTGGAGCAGGTCAGCACCGCGCTGGCCGCGCAACAGGCCCGAGTGAAAGCGCTGGCCCAGCAGATGGCCGCCGCCGGCAACCCCACCCGTGCGCTCACCCGCGACTACAACCGGGCAATCCGTGAAGCCGGCTTCCTCAAGCAGCAGCACCTGCAGCAGAGCCAAGCCCTGCAGCAACTGCGCACGCGCCTCAGCAACGCCGGCATCAGCACCCGCAACCTCGGCCAGCATGAGCGCGACCTGCGCGCGCAGATCCAGGCGGCCAATGGCGCCATCAACAGCCAGGCGCAGCGCTTACGCAACCTCAGCCAGCAGCAGGAGCGCCTGACCCACGCCCGCAACACCTACAGCCGCGGCATCCAGAGCGCTGCCGCGCTGGCCGGCACCGGCATGGCGGCGCGCGCGACGGGCATGTACACCGGCGACAAGCTGCGGCAGATGCTCGGCGTGGGCTACGAGTTCGACGCAACGATGTCGGCCACCCAGGCGGTGACCCGCATCGAGCGCAAGGACGATCCGCAGATGCAGGCGCTGCGGCAACAGGCCCGAACCCTGCCGCTGTCCAGCAAGTTCACCGACAAGGAAGTCGCCCAGGGCCAGTACTTCCTGGGCCGCACCGGCTACAACGCGAAGCAGATCCTCGGCGCAATGCCCGGCATGCTCAACCTGGCCGCCGCGGGCGACATGGACCTCGGCGACACTGCTGACATCGCCTCGAACATCCAGACGGCGATGGGTATTCCAGCCGAGAAGATGGACCAGGTGGCCGACGTACTGACTGCGGCGTTCACCCGGAACAACGTCGACATCCGCATGCTCGGCGACTCGCTGAAGTACTCCGCCGGCGTCGGCCGCGAGTACGGCCAGAGCCTGGAGACGGTCACCACCGCCACCGCCCTGCTCGGCAACGCCGGCGTCCAGGGCAGCATGGCCGGCACCTCGATGCGCTCTGTTCTGACCCGCCTGGGCACGTCCAAGGCGGTAGCCAAGCTGGGCGTCCTGACCAAGGACGCCAACGGCAACATGCGCGACATGCTCGACATCCTGAAGGACATCAACAAGAAGACCGCCGGCATGGGCAACGTGCAGCGCGGCGCGATCTTCAAGGACATCGCTGGGCAGTACGCGGTGACAAGCTTCGGCACCCTGATGCGCGCCGTCGAGGGCGGCCAGTTCCAGACCATGCGCGAAAGCTTGAACAACTCCGAGGGCGAGGCCGCGAGGGTCGCCGCTACCCAGCTGGACAACCTCAAGGGCGACATGACCATGCTGCATGCCGCCCTGGAAAACATTTCGGTCGAGCTGTTCGACAAGAACAGCCCCTGGCTGCGCGAGCTCGCCGCCGACCTCAGTCACCTGCTGCACAACGTCGGCGAGTTCCTGAAGGCCAACCCGCAAGTCAGCAAGGGCATCGTCATCACCGTCGCCGCGTTCTCGGCGCTGATGGCCACCGTCGGCAGCCTGGCCATCACCCTCGCCGGCATCCTCGGCCCGATGATCGCAGTCCGCTTCATGCTCAGCACCATCGGCATTCGCCTGCCCGGTCTGATCGGCTTGCTGAAACTGCTGTTCGCACCGATCCGCATGCTGGCCAGCCTGTTGATCGGCCCACTGGTGACCGCCCTGCGCGTCGTGAGCATCGCGCTGTGGGGACTGGCGGCCAACCCGGTGGTCCTGGCAATTGCCGCCGTCGTCGCGGTGCTGGCCGGCGCCGCGTACCTGATCTATCGCAACTGGGACGCCGTCAAGACGTACCTGCTGGGGCTGTGGGAAGAAATCAAGGCAGGTTTCGACGGCGGCATCGGGGGCATTCTTTCAACCCTGATGAATTTCAGCCCCCTCGGTCTGATCTACCGTGCGTTCTCCGGCGTCCTGGGCTACCTAGGCATCGACCTACCGGCACGCTTCACCGATTTCGGCAACATGATTGTCCAGGGCCTGGTGAACGGCCTGCTCGCCGGCATCGGGCAGATCAAGCGCGCGGTCCAGCGCGTCGGCGGCGCCGCGATCGACTGGTTCAAGGACACGCTTGGCATCCATTCACCGTCGCGGGTGTTCGCCGATCTGGGCGGGTTCACCATGGCTGGCCTGGCTCAGGGCCTCGACGCCGGCCAGGCCGGCCCGCTGGGCGTAATTGCGCGTATCGGCCAGGGCCTGGTCAACGCAGGGCGCCAGGCTGTCGCCGGCCTGGGCAGTGAGCTGACCCGAAGCGCCCGCCCGACGATCACCCCGCCGGCAGTGGTGACCGAACTGGTCGCGGCCCAGCGCCAACGCTCGCCGATGTTCGACCAGCCGCTGCTGTCCATGCTCGGCGACCTGGGCAAGAGCGCCGGCGCCATCGGTGCCCTGGTGCTCGGCGCCAGCGCCCCGGCGCAGACCATCACCATCGACAACCGTCCTCCGGTCAGCTCGGCGCCAGCGGCAGTCAGCATCGGCGGCGACACCTACTACATCACCATCCAGGCCGGCGCGGGCAGCGACACCTCCGACCTGAAACGCACGCTCAGCCAACTGCTGGACGAGCGCGAACGCAACAAGGCGGCGCGCCTGCGCGCCCGCCTGCAGGACCGGGAGTAACCACCATGATGCTGTCCCTCGGGATGTTCGTATTCAGCCTGCACACGCTGGCCTACCAAGAGTTCCAGCGACAGACCGAGTGGCGGCACGTCAGCAGCAGCCGCATCGGTGCCCAGCCGGCGCGCCAGTTCATCGGCCGCGGCGACGACGCGATCACCCTGCCCGGCGTGCTGCTGCCGGAGCTGGCCGGCAGCGCGTTGAGCCTGGACGTGCTGCGGCAGATGGCCGACACCGGGTCGGCCTGGCCCATGGTCGAGGGCACCGGACGCATCTACGGCCTGTGGGTGATCGAGCGTGTCACCGAGACGCGGACACTCTTCTTCGCCGACGGCACCCCGCGGCGGATCGAGTTCTCCCTCGAGCTCAAGCGCATCGACGACGGCCGCACCGATCTGCTCGGCTCGGTCCTCGGTACCGCCGGCAACCTGCTGAGACGCATCCTGTGATCGATGCCACCCTCGCCCGCGTGACCGGCTACCTGACCAGCGCCGTCGACCAGCTGCAGCGCGACGCCGGCTACCCGGTGCCGGTGTTCCGGCTCACGGTCGACGGCAACGACATCGCCCAGCTCATCAGCCCACGACTGATCGCCCTGGACCTGACCGACAATCGCGGCCTCGAGGCCGATCAGTTGAGCGTGACACTCAGTGATCATGACGGGCTGCTCACGATCCCCCCGCGCGGCGCCGTGCTGCACCTCTGGCTGGGCTGGAGTGACAGCGGACTGGTCGACAAGGGCACCTACACCGTCGACGAAACCGAGCACAGCGGCGCGCCGGACGTGCTCAGCATCCGTGCCCGCTCGGCGGACCTGCGCAAGGGACTGAAGGTCAAGCGCGAGCGCAGCTGGAGCAGCCCGAAGACGTTGGGCGACGTGCTCACCGACATTGCCCTCGGCAACAACCTGAAGCCGGTGCTCGCGCCGGCGCTGGCGGGCCTGCCGATCCTGCAACTGGACCAGGCCAACGAGTCAGACGCCAACCTGCTGACCCGCCTGGGCGAGGACTTCGATGCGGTGGCCACCGTGAAAGCCGGCTGCCTGCTCTGCCTGCCGGCCGGCGGCGGCAAGACTGCCAGCGGCCTGGCGCTGCCGCACATCATCCTCACCCGCCAGGATGGCGACCAGCACCGCTACCTGCAGGCCGACCGCGACAGCTACGACGGCGTGCGCGCGTACTTCTACGACGTGAACAGCGCGAAGAAGCAAGAAGCCATCGCCGGTGCCAAGGGCGACAACCTGAAGGACCTGCGCCACACCTACAGCGACCGCCAGAGCGCCCTGCGCGCTGCCCGCGCCGAGTGGAACCGCCTGCAGCGTGGCAGCGCCACGCTCAGCTACGTGCTCGCCAGAGGCCGGGCGGACCTGATCCCGGAGCTGACCTACACCCTGCAGGGCGTGAAGACGGAGATAGACGCGATCATCTGGTACGGCGGCAATGTGCAGCACAGCCTCAGCGCCGACGGCGGCTACATCACCAGCCTGGAGCTGGAAAGCAAGCTGCCCGAGGACCTGGTCAGCGACCTGGCCGACGACACCGGCGGCGACTACACCGGCATCATCGCCTACTACCGTGACGAGAAGAGCGGGACGGAGAAGACCATCATCGCGGGAGACCAGAGCAAGCCACGCCGCCTGCGCTACCTGTACAGCACCAAGGCCAGCGCGAAGCGGGCTGTCGATCGAGAGTGGAAGCGCCTGCAAGCGGCTCGCTAGCCGCTCGATTCTCCATATTACAGGGATTTGCGCATCCGGTTAGGAGAGAAAGTTAATAACTTACTCTGGAAATCTTCCTGAAGAAGATGTAAATAAGTTAAGCGTACCTCGGGAGGATCGGAAATGGAAAATTCCAAGTCAACCGCAAAAAAGCCAACAACCACTTTTGGCAGCGCCATTTTAGAAGCTCTGGAGAAAGGGAGAAGCTGCACCTCAACGGCACCCAAGCCGCCCACCAACCAAATAGCGGAAATAAGTAATGAGACGTCAATGATTGACTCTTTACTTAAAGTGGCGCTGAAGAAAGAGGCGTCTCGAAAGGAAAAGCTTGCTAAAAGGCGCGCTAAGATAAATAGTGCAAAAGCCAACCCTCCCAACCCTAGAAAAAAGCTATCCGAAGTAGAAAATCTTAAAAACCAAATCTCGATACTAACAAAATCAAACAACGATCTAAAAAAAAGAATTTCCGATATTCTTTTCGGCAACTCAGAAAAAGATAAGAAAGAAAAGATAGAAAAATTACTAAATAAAGCCCTACAGGAGATAAGAGAAGTTAAAAAGAGGAACAAGGCCCTAGAGGTGGAGAACGAAACCCTCCGCAAGATGCTAATAAAACATTATGCAAAGACGCTTGACCTAAAAAAGGAAACTGTGTTTTACGGGGGACAATATTCCGACCCAGAGACATAGATCAAAGCATCTAAAGCCTCTGAAATCAAAAAAGGTAACGATAAAAATGAAGCGCAAGACTCAACGAAGGAGTCATCCTAAGACGCCTCAAGATCACTGCACTTCTTTAAATCCGTCCATAATATTTTTTACCTTATCCTTAGCTTGCTCCTCTTTCTCCAGCACTAGAGAGTCCAGCGCAAAAGAATGAACATCGTATATTTGAAAAGGAAGAAATATCGTCCGATAAACGCCTAAAGAAAAGTACCCCATTGCCAAAGAAAAAAGCAATAACGAATCAAGCAAGTTAACCCTTGAATTCTTAATCATTATTGTTAGCAAGCAAAACCCCACACAAAACAGGAAAGCAATTAAGGTCTGCGTCTGAGAGAGCAATATATATTTTGTCTTCAGAGCATATACCTTTGCCTGCTCATACCTCAACTTATCAGCAGCAGGGTTCCGCCCAGAAAAGAGCATTGCAGTAATAACAAAACCAATAATGATTCCACAAAAACTTATTATTGAATCAAGCACCTTATCCTGTGCCGAGAGACTCAGGCTATAGCCAACCCCACACCCGCACAACATAAAGACCATATTAATCAACAGTAAGAATATTCGATTATGAGCCTCTCTTGAGACAGTGCCAAACTCCCTAACGACAAGCCATACATTAATTAATTCTTCAGGAAGCCAGTTCTTAGCCATTTCCTATCATGTTACCCTCATCGTCAATAACTCGATTGCCTTTCTTATCGGGAGCCATAAGGAGCCCAAGATAGTGAATCATGCTCTCTCGAATCTCTGCATGATCAGGGTTCCTTCCGCCAGCATCCCGAACAGTTATAGGCATAGATATTTTATACCTTGAAAGCCCTTTAATACTTCCATGCTTTAGCTTAATAAATATTCGATCAAACTCATCATCTTTAGCTGTACAAGCCTCCTCTACAACTTCCTCAGTATCGAGAACGCTATCCTTCTCTGCCGTCCAACTTAACGCAACCAAGCCTGTCTTACTGAAAACAGAATGGGCCCTCGAGAGAAGTCCTGCAACTCTATTTTCATTTTGCTCTTGTGCCGCAGAGATACCAAGAGAAACGGAAACGGCGCCACCCCCTTGCTCAATCTCCTTATCTAGATCAGAAGAAATAGCCGTCGTCAGCATGACAGTAGGAGGCCTAGGTGCACATTTTGCGCGCAGAAGCTTGTTGATATACTTCTGAATAAGAAAAGAGCCACCCGTTCCTTTACTAGCTTCAACTATCACCACATTTCCAAATATTAAAACATGTGATATTTGAATAAGTTCCTTTGGATTTCCTCGGCCATCTACAATCTGCGCAATATCATATGAGGCATTATTTACTTTAGGGTCAGGGGTAAACCCAGCGGGCATACGTCCAGGTATATAGGACCAAAGCTCAAAAAACACAGCACCATTGCCATAATTCCTCAGATTATTATAGAAATAAGTCTGATCAATCTCAGGACCTTCTGGCCCAATATGTTCATCATGGACTTGTCTATCTCCAACAGTGATACACGCAGCTGAGGCCTCTGTCATGAGATCTGATAGACTCCTGTCTATCTCTTTTGCGAAAATCGCAGGTCTCAGAGCCAGTGTTCTGCTTAAAGGTTTACGCTTCACTTTGTCCCCACACAATTTTCCAAATAAGCACCAACCAAAAGATAGAAACTTCAAACTCCACAGCGAGCTCTCTTGATTACATCTTCATGTAATTAGCCTACACAATTAGAGCAGACCAGAGACACACAGACCTCATCCAAGCTTGTTCTTATAGGCCTCAGTCAACTTACTCTTTCTCGCTTCATTCTTTGCCTCATCATGTTCTCTTAGGGTTTTCTTGCCCATGTATAAAAACACTCCACCAATCGAGAAACCCAGAAACACCACCATCCAACCAAAGGTAAAAAGACTAGAAACCTGATAATTATAAAAAACAGGAGAATATTCCCAAACCCAACTCACGACTGGGTACTGGGTATTATGATAGAGATCAAGTATTGAATTCCTGACATTAACGAAGACACCAAGATCGTTCCCATCAAGACTAATAGCAATGCTTTTCATTGCCGAAATTAGAAAAACCAAGAAAAACAAAAACATCACCATTCGCCCAACCACCACAAGTATTCTGGCTCTGAATTTCTCTAGCTCTAAGTCCATACACCCTCCCATAAAAAATCAAAAAAACGCACAACAAAGAAAAACTCATTAAAGGCAGACACCCCCATAATTTAAAAACTTCAAGCAAGAACACAGTTACCCTTGAAAAGTTTCCTCATTGGACGTTGAATTGCACAAGTCCTCATCAGAGCGCCACCTCAATGTACTCGCCTGCGGTGAGCCGTTGCCGCTCTACTTCAGTGAGCTGGCCTCTTACCTCGCCTACCCCGTGTGTTGCCGCCGAGATGAATGGCGCCCCGCTAAGAAGATTGAACTCCTCCGGCACGCTACGCTCGACCGGGGAATGGTAGATCTGCCGTGGCGGAGAACCATTCAGGTAAACCGCCAACTGGTAGTACTGGGCCTTGTAGGTGGGCAGGACTACAGCGGTGATACGGAGGTTTCGCCAGTTGCTGGTCGGCTGGACAGAGGCAAGTGACTTCAAAAGTGGGATGGAGAACCGGAGTTTTGTGGGGCGGACCTCATGGACGTGATTGAAGAGCCAGTACAGCCCCTTGCTCGTGAGGGAGGAGTAGGTACCGTAGACACCCGACACCACTTCAATCCCACGCTGTTGGAGCACAAGCCGCTCCCTGCTACCAAGCACCGCCATGACTTTCCGTCCATGCCCGTTCCTAATAAGAACAGATCATGCCAGCCTTTTAACATCAGCGACAACGGCCTCCAGCTCCGCAAGGCGCTGCTCCAGAATTTTCAGACGTTTCTTTTCCTCAGCAGCAAGCTGTATTTCTCGCTGCTCGCCCTCGTCTAGTTCGCGCCAAAGTGCCAACAGGGCCTGCTCACGAGGGTTCTCCGCCCCACCGGGCGCTTCTCCTACGGATACGCCTCTGAGCATCCGGCCATCCCCTGTAAGCAGCCAGTCAACAGAGATACCCAATCGAGAACTTATCGTTCCCAAGGCCTCAGCGTTCGGCTCCCGCAGCCCCAGGGTATAGTTCTGGAACGATCTGTACGGTATTCCGCAGGCTTCTGCAGCTTCCTTTATCGAAAGCCCCTTGGCTTCCAAGGCCGCACGCAAGCGCACAGAAGTTTCCATTTGTGCATTTTTATCTGTTGACATTTCCAAACGAGTGCCTAACATATGTCCGAGTGAGTACATCTTATCTATATGGGAACACTCGATCTATGACCCCTAATCAGATCCGTGCACGTCTCGTCGAAAAGGGCAGCAGTTACCGGAAGTTCGCCCTGACTCGCGGCTACGAGCCACGCAATGTCACCCAGGTAGTGGCTCGCTGGGCAGGAGCGGATCGCTTTCCTAATGGCCGCCTCGCCTACGCGATTCTCAAGGACCTATCTGAAGAGATAGGGGCAGATGTTGTCCCCGGTATCCGCCGAGCTGCAGACAAACAGTAATGGCCACCGCCCTGGAGAGACACCAGAAGATGAAACGCCCGCTCCTAGAAACGCGGCGCCAGGTGGTCAGCGCGATCATCGGCGCCTATCCCGGCGGTCGTGAATGCGCCGCTGCCCGCCTGGGCCTCGATCTGAAGAAGTTCGACAACCACGCCTATGAGAACGCCGGCAGCAAGCCGCTCAGTGACGACCAGTTGCGCTTGCTCGAGCAGGAAACCGGCACCAGCCACTTCCCCGAGTACGTCGCACACCTGTATGGCGGCATGTTTGTGCAGATGCCCGACCCGGCCCAGCTGGATAACCTTGATCTGTACGCCCGGGGCGTCGCCACCGCCATCAAGCGCGGCGAGGTCGACCGCATCATCGCCGAGGCGCTACGCGACGGAGAGATCGACGAGGCCGAACTCGCCGAAATCATCGTCGCCCACCGCCAACACCTGGCCGCACGACATGCCGAAGTCGGCGCAGTGATCACCCTGCACCGGAGGGTCAAGGCGTGAGCGTCTACAAGCTCGTCTGCCCCTGCTGCCACAGCCGGATGCGGATCCGCTCCTCCGAGGGCCAAACCCCGTGCTTCCGCTCGATGTACGCGCAATGCACAAACGCGCTCTGCGGCGCCACCTTCACCGGCTCCCTGAGCTGGGACTACCAGCTCAGCCCCTCGGGCCTCGAGCGGCCACTGCTGGTGCTCCCCATGGCGCCTTCGAAAACCCGTCAACTGGCACGCCGCGACCTCGCGGCCGCAACCAACCAACTGGACCTGCTGGATCATGTGGAGTGCATGCAATGAACGGCACCAACGACTACCGCAGCACCATGCAGCAAGCCGCCGCAGCGTACCTGCAGGCCAACGCCAACCAGTATCTGTCCTCCGGCTCCGACCGGTTGTTCGATGCCTGTGTCAACCATCTGGCCAAAGGCCTCGAGGTTCCCCAATTCATGGCCGAACAACTCGCCCAGCGCGCGTGGGATGAGGTCTTCGCGGGGCCAGCCCCTATCTGGCTGGGTATCGACTGGGGCCAGGGAGACGACGAGGTGGTCTACCTGATCGACACCCGCAGTCACTGTCGCTTCCCGATCCCGGCCCGCTATCTGCCCGCGCACCTGCTCAAACAGCGCCCCCAGCACACCCAGTAATCCCTGAAACACGCCCTACCCACTGCCGTGGGTTTGGGGAAGTTACGCCCAGAATTCGAGGTATCACCGCCATGAGCGGCCACATTTCAATCACCGTCGAAGTCGACCAGAACCAGGCTGAGAAGTACCTGCTCTGGCTGGTCAGCCAGTACGAAGCCGCCATGGCCGAGTGCTGGTACGACGATCGCTACCGCTATACGCCGCAGGGGCTGCGCGGCAAGCGCATCCTCGAGGACCGCCCACACATTGCTGGCATCTGCCGGACCATCCGCGAACTGCGCAAGCAGATTCGGGGGCGCGCATGAAGGAAATGGACCGCGAACTCAAGGCCGACGTGCTGCGCCGCCTGCAGGATCAGTACGGACTGACGCCGATCAAGGGCACAAAGTACATGCGCAAGGGCGAGTGCCCGACGTGCGGCAAAAAGGAGCTCTACACCCTGGTCGACAGCCCCTGGTTCATCCGCTGCGGGCGCGGCAAGTGCGGCGACACCTGGCACATCAAGGAAATCTACCCGGAGCTCTTCGACGACTGGAGCAAGCGAGCGCCGGCCACCGACAAGGAACCCGCCGCCTCGGCCCGGGCGTACCTGGCACATGCCCGCGGCTTCGACCTGAAGCTGATCGATGGCTGGTACAGCCAGGAAAACTACTGGGACCGCGACCTTGAGATCGGTAGCGCGACAGTACGCTTCCCGCTGAAGAAAGGCGGCTACTGGGAACGCCTGATCGATCGCCCGAGCCGCTTCGGCAAGAAGAAGGCGCGCTTCAAGCCGGGCGACAGCCCGCGCGGCGTCTGGTGGTGCCCACCCAGCGTCGACCTGCAGGAGGTGAAGGAGCTGTGGATCGTCGAAGGTATCTTCGACGCCATCGCGCTGCTGCACCACGGCATCGACGCTGTGTCAGCCATGAGCTCCAACGCCTTCCCCGAGCAGTCCCTGCGCGAACTCGCGACAGCCCGTGGCGGCAAGCTGCCGAAACTGATCTGGGCGCTGGACAACGAACCTGGTGCCCACAGGTACACCCGGCGCTGGGTGACCGAGGCGCGTGCCCTGGGCTACGTCTGCGAAGCGGCCCAACTGCCGCAGCGCAACAACCGCAAATTCGACTGGAACGACCTGCACCAACGCTGGATGTTCATCGATGACGCGGCCGAGCGCGCTGCAAAGATCGAGAAAGACCTCAAGACCGCACGTCATGAGGGTGCGCTACTGATCGCCGAGAGTCCTGCCGAGAAAGCGCTGCTGATGTACGACTGGAACAACCGCGGCGAATTCCACTTTCGGTTCGGTAACAGATTGTTCTGGTTCAAGCTGGACCTTGAGAAGTTCGACCGGGCCATGCGCGCGTTCGAAAACAGCGACGACCACGAAGATAAGTTGCTGAACGACAGACAGAAGCGCGACAAGGCGCTGCAGCAGTCAGGCAATGTGGTTGAAATCGCAAACTGCTTCCCCCAGGCCCTGTACTTCCAGCGCAACGAGGTCACAGACGAGAGCTGGTACTACTTCCGCATAGATCGTCCCGACGACGAGAGCGTGAAGAACACCTTTACCAGCGCCCAGGTCGCAGCGGCCAGCGAGTTCAAGAAGCGCCTGCTCGGCGTGGCGGCCGGGGCGATATTCACCGGCAGCGGCGCGCAGCTCGACCAGATCATGAAGCTGCAACTCACCGGCCTGAAGACGGTGGCCACCATCGATTACCTGGGCTACAGCCGGGAGCATGCCTGCTACGTCCTGGGCGACGTGGCGGTGCGCGGCGGCGTGATCGAGAAGGCCAACGCCGAAGACTTCTTCGAATTCCAAAAGCTGCGCCTGAAGACCCTGCAGCGTTCGATCAAGCTGCAGATCGCCACCGACGCCAAGGACTACCGCCCCGAGTGGCTGGACTGGCTGTGGACCTGCTTCGGCGCCAAGGGCCTGGTGGCGCTGGCATTCTGGTTCGGCTCGCTGTTCGCGGAGCAGATCCGCGCCGAGTTCCAGTCCTTTCCGTTCCTCGAGGCCACCGGCGAGGCCGGTGCCGGCAAGTCGACGCTTATTACCTTCCTCTGGAAGCTGCTCGGCCGCGCCGACGAAGAGGGCCAGGACCCGTCGAAGATGACCAAGGCGGGCCTGCGCCGCTGGCTGACCCAACTGTCGAATATGCCGATGGTTCTGCTCGAGGCCGACCGCAGTGACAACAACCGCGGCACCGCCGCCAAGGCCTTCGACTGGGACGAGTTCAAGCCCCTCTTCAACGGCCGCTCCCTCGGCGTGACCGGCCAAAAGACCGCCGGCAACGAGACCTACGAGCCGCCTTTTCGCGGAACCCTGGTGATCAGCCAGAACGCCACCGTCGTGGCCTCCGAGGCAATCATGACTCGCATCGTGAAGCTGCACTTTAGCCGGCCGGAAATCACCCGCGAGAGCCAGGCCGCGGCCGACAACCTCAACCATCTGTCAGTGCTTGAGGTCAGCCACTTCCTGCTACAGGCGATCCGCGCCGAAGGCCAAGTGCTGGAGTGCTTCCGCGAGCGGCTGAAGGTTCACAGCGCGACGCTGCGCGGTCTGAAGCAGATTCGTATCGAGCGGCTGATACTCAACCACGCGCAGATGCTGGCCCTGGTCGACGCGCTGCGCCTGGTGGTTCCGCTGTCCGAGCACCAGCTCGCCTGCGCTCAGCAGACCCTGATGACGATGGCCCTGGAGCGCCAGGACGCCGTCAACGCCGACGCGCCCGAGGTGGCCGAGTTCTGGGAGGTCTACGACTACCTCGAAAACCTCAGCGAAGAGCCGGTGCTCAACCACAGCAAGAACCCCGGAACCATCGCCATCAACCTCAACGAGTTCGTGAAGCTGGCCGCCGACCACCGCCAGAAGGTGGCCGACGCGGCAACCCTACGCGACCTGCTGAAAGAGTCCCGCCGGCACAAGTTCATCGAATACAAGGCCGTCGACAGTGCCGTGCGTTCGGCACACGCCCGCCAGAACCCTCTCACCAACCGACCCAGCACCGTTAAGTGCTGGATTTTCCAAGCCTGACCGGCGCGGCAACGCCGGAACTGCAACCCCAAAGGAGAGACACCATGCAACCCCTCCCCCACGACTATCTGCAACTGATCCACGACTTCCAGACCAGGCAGCAGGAGAACGAGGTAGCCGGCCTCACCGCGCTGAAACGCCTGCTGCCGATCGCCCAGCGCGACAGCGGCCAGAGCGGCGTGATCGGTCGGTTCCTGCTCGGCCTGTACAACGGCCAAGCCCACCGCTTCGACCTCACCGAGCTGCGCCGCCTCGACCCAGCGCTGTTCGATGCGTGCCTGTCCGTGCTGCGCATGGACTACGCCCCGAAACAGGAAGTGCATGAGTACTTCGAAAACGGCGATGCGATCTGGCAGGACCTGAGCAAGCGCTGGGCCGCAGCGAAGCTTGCAGCATAAGGAGGCTGACTGTGGATGTGATCGACCAAGCCAACGAACGGGCCGAGAACATGGTCCAGGCCGCCCTGGCCCAGCGGACAAACACCCGCCTGGCGCCCAGCGCCCTCTGGTGCGAGGACTGCGGAGAGCAGATACCCGAGGCCCGCCGCCAGGCTGCTCCGGGCTGCGAGTGCTGCATCAGTTGTCAGGAACTGCGCGAGCACCCCGCGCGGCGCTGAAGAAGAGGCGCCAGGGAGCGGCAACTCCCTGGCGCCAACCACCCCAAAGGAGAGACACCATGCAAGCGAATCAGCCTCAAGGCGGCGGCGCCAAGGCTAGCACAACCACGTCGGCGGCTCGCACTCGCCCAGCGATGGCCAGCAAGCGGCTGGACCTTCCGAGCATCTGTGACATCTGCGGCAACGCACGTTCCACCGGCAAACACCAACGCTGCAGCCGAATTCGCCAACAGGCCAAGGCTGTCGAGTGGGCCAGCTACATGGCCAACCTGGCGGCCAGGAAAACGCAGGGAGGGCGGCGGCATGCTTAAGCGTACCCTCTACCACTTCCACTTCTGCTGCGGCCTGGGCGGCGGCGCCGCAGGCTTCAACCGGGCGCGGCCAGGGCGCATTCGCCGTGGCCGACCCGCGCCCAGGCGGCGTCCGGCACAACAACGTGTTTCGCGTCGTCAGCATGGGGAGCCACGCCGGAACCGTCACCGGCGGGCACTCACCCAGCTCCGGCGGCCAGGCTGTTGCCGATCCCAGGTACCACAACTGGCACCCAGGGGCGAGCAGCCGCAAATTGCACGTCGGCGAGTGGGGAAGCGCTACCGGCACGGTCACCGGCTCCCAGCAGGTGGCCAGCGGCGCGCTGTCGATCGCTGATCCTCGAGCATTCGACCGGCAGCCTGGCGATGCCTGGGTAGGCGGTGGCCACTACGGCGTGATGGGCTGGGACCAGGTGTCCGGAGCCGTCTCCGCCAGCGCCCGCTACGACAACGGCCGCTGGAGCGTCGCCGACCCGCGCATACCGGCGGCGAACGACCGCCTCACCTGCATCATCCAGTCACTTGACGGTACCTGGCACCGGCCCTTCACCACCCTGGAGTTGGCCGCGCTGCAGAGCCTGGTGGACCCGGAAGAACAGTTGATCCTCGACGGCCTGAGCGACAGCGACTGGCGCGAGCGCATCGGCAACGCCGTACCGCCAGCCGCGGCCGAGGCCATCGCCGGCGTGATGGGCACCACCCTGCTGCTGGCTGAGGCTGGCGAGACCTTCCTGCTCAGTAGTACGCCAATCTGGGTGCGTCAGGTCGCCGTTGGACTGAGTATTTCAGAACCTGCTGGGAGTCTCTGAGGAGAAGCAACATGCACGAACTATTGAAGATGTTAGACAGCCCGAGGAGCCTGCTGAACTTCTCGCTGGCAACCCTGGCCGTCCTGGCCTTGTGCTTCGTAGTGGCGGCCGGTCGGTAGAGAGCTACCAGAAACAGGCAACGAATCTTCTTGGCCCGCTTGCGGGCCTATTTTTTGGAGGCTTGATAGCCTGAACGCTTGGTGTGGATCAGGGGAACCAGATGGCAGACGGAGTCGAGGTACGCGGAAACCGGATCAGGATCTACTTCCGCTACCAGGGCGAGCTGTGTAGGGAGTCCATACCAGGGGACGCAACGCCCGAGAATATAGCCAATGCCGAACGGCTGGCCGGCATCATCAACTACGAGATCAAGCAAGGAGTCTTCAACTACAGCCGACACTTCCCGGACTCACCCCGGGTGAAAAGCAACACCCTCGGCCATTACATCGACCTCTGGCTCGATATCAAACGCAACCAGATCGCCGCCAGCGGCTTCCGCGGCTACACCAGCCGCGTGGAAACCCACATCCGACCTCGCTGGGGTGACAGCCAGGCCGACAGCATCGACCACCTGGATATTCAAGACTGGGTGCAGAACACGCTCATGCCCAAGCTGCACAACAAGACGGTGCGAGAGATCGTCAGCAACCTGCGGCAGATCTTCCGGCTGTATCGAACTCGGAACCGGACCGCGCACGACCCAACAGACGGCATCGTGATCACTCTCCCGGATGCGGATGACCCAGCCCCATTCACTCGAGAGGAAATCGACCTCATCCTCGGTACCGAAACCGCGCGCATCGGTGAGCTGAACCTGGCGGAATTCATGATCTGGAGCGGCCCCCGCGTCAGCGAGGCCATAGCTCTGGCCTGGGAAGATGTCGATTTGGACACGGGGACCGTGGTTTTCCGCCGCGCCCGTGTACGCAGCCAGTACAAGGTCACCAAGACTCGCCGATCGACGAGGAAGGTCCAGCTACTGGCCCCGGCGCTGCGCGCACTGCAGCAGCAGGCCAAGCTAACCAGACGCCTTCCGCCCGTACAGATCGAGGTGATAGACCGCGACAACCGGACCAGAAAGGCTCAACGGGTACGCTTCGTGTTCCACAACAGTGCTAGCGGGGCGGCGTACTCCACGTCGGATACGCTGCGCAACGGCTGGTGGCATGGCCACCTCAGGAATGCGGGCGTCCGCTCGCGTGGTCCCAATCAGTGCCGTCACACCTTCGCCAGCCAGATGCTCAGCAGCGGCATCGCCACTCCCGAATGGATCGCGGACCAGATGGGGCACACCTCGACGGCGATGATCTTCAAGCATTACGCCAAGTGGATCAGCAAGGACGGCCCCGACATCGTAGGTCTGCTGAACCAGGCGCTGAAACTTTCCTGA